TAGTTTGCATCATAAAGTCTGGAAGACTTCGTAATGGGTGATAAGTTTGTCAGACTGTAGTCGTGACGATACATTTCATATTTTGTACCTCTCGCCCATTCAACCTTTCTTGCCAGTCTCCTTACATTGGTAGAGGTTACCCTCTTACCATACATCATGCTATCTCCAACAAAATTTTCATAATTGAAATTATCAGTTGGAGTAGGAGTGTCAGTATCCCAATCAGATTCTCTACCAAATCCAGACGCAGTTGGATTTGACAATCCTACAAAAACATAATATGAATTGGAACTACTGCCGACAGAATCTACGAAGTTTCCAGCATTTAATATTCTAAACTGGTCTGTTACAATTGCCGCCATCTTAATAGCTTTTTTCTATATTTATAACTATCCTAGATCTTTTCTCAGACTTCCACCATCTCTCAAACCATATCCCCTTCTTTGAATTGTTGGGAATGTGGATAATCCAGAATCAATTGTGAGACCTGTTACTCCGATTGAGATTGGAGAATCTGCCCTAGTAAATCCAGAAAGTCTGCCCCATGAGAATCTTCCTACTGGTAAAGTAGTAGACCCAGTGGTTGACAGTCCTGTAACATCAGTGCCAGAGTCAACATTGACGATAATGTCAGCATTTGACCCACCAGGATTGTTGAATGTGTGAATGATATAAATGTTGTCACAGAAGGTTGTGCCAACACCAACTACTGCAGAGTTGCTATCATCAATGGAAGTTACGCCAGATCCAACTCCAGTGCCGAAGATGTGAATTGGATATCCTGTAGTAAGACCAGTGAAGGATGAGGAATTCAAGAAGAATTGAATTGCTAATGGATTTCCTGCAGTGCCAGATGTTGTAGAGATACCAGTTACGATTCCAGAGAAACCTTCGACAGTATCAATCTCAAGGATATTTTCATAAGAAACATTAGGCGTTGGTGCAAGGACTAATGGTGGATTTGAAGTAGTATATCCAAATCCAGGATTGGTGACTGATACTGTAGTAATAATACCAGCAGTAACAGAACCAGTTGCTGTTGCCGTAGTGCCGACACCAACTCCTACAGACTTAGGAGCAGCAATAGAAAGAGTTACGGTAGAATCAGTATATCCAGACCCACCATCAACGATTGACAGTGAACTGATTGTGCCTGCAGCAGAAACAACAGCAGTTATAGCAGCTGCTACTGGGTCATTGCTTGAAACAATCAGAGCATCAACATCACTAATAACAATTGAAGACTCATTTTCCTCATAGTTAAAGAATTGTGCATCATCTACGAAAATTTCAGCATCAGTTGTTGAAAGGTCGCCAATGATTCTTGCAGTTGGATATACTTGAGCTTCAATAGAATCTCTTGACTTATAAATCAACTCACCATTGATGCTCATATCAACTTTCTGTTTTGTCCAGTCAAATGGTTTATAGTTTTGCTCATCAATACCAAGACCAGAGTAAATATCAGTTTCAACTTTATCTGACGCAGTGATAGCAAAGACATTTCTATCGGTCTGAGTAGTTGTAAAACCAACAGTGTCACTCTTCTTAACTGTCAAAGTATCGCCAACTTTGATTGTTTCATTAACATTAACACTGACAGTATCAGTATTGCGAGTACCTCTATAGAAGAAGATATCAACATCATCTCCATCTTCTGGTGCTGCAGTGAATATGAATGAAGTACCTCCTTCAAAGACATAGTTTGTGCCAGGTTCTTGAATTACACCATTTACAAATATGAGAAGGACATAACTCAAATCAATCTTAGAAGATTCTTCATCATTCTCATCAATTTCGAAACTCAAAAGACTACCATTGTAGTAAAGTGGGAATCTAGTTCTAGCACCATCCTGCAATGTGTCGATTGGGTCAATGAAGTCCAATTCACCAAACTGCCATGCAGAGAAGGAATCAGTAAATATGTCAAGTACAGTTACTTCAAACTGCTCAACTGGTGAAGACAGGTTTACATCCGTGACAAGACCGACTGGTGCGAATACATCACCAACTCTGAATCCATATCCAGGTCTTGTAATCTTGAAGGATGATACCTCAAATAAGGTAGATCCGATTCCAGTTCTGGAGCTAGCGCCAACATCAACAGACATCAGAAGTCCAGTGCCAGTATCAGTAGTAGCACCAAATCCAAGTCTCGATACGCCAGTAACACTCAGATTTTCGTATGAAGGCTCAGTTACTAATATTGATGGATTACTGTATCCAGTGCCGCCTGCTCCAACAGAGAATGATAAGGTGCCACCTACACCGACTGTTGCGGTAATAGTAGCAACATCACCTGTATGACCACTCTCAAAAACAGAAACTCCGATAGATACGATGCTATTGTATCCAGACCCAGTAATATCAGTGGTGCCAAGTCCTACAGATACGATAGACCCTCCAGCACCAACAACTGCCGTTACAGAAGCACCGACAAGAGGTGCATATCCAAGACCAGGTGTTGACCCGAGTGAAACAATGATTCCACCTCTTGGAAGTTGATTGGAGTTGACATCGTAGTCAGAAATCAGTAGACCACCAGATGTTGTAATGCCCGTAAATCTTACAGTAGAAACACCAGCACTCTCACTGAAGTCATAGTTATTTCCTACATTGTTTTCTGTAGTTGGTGTTTGGAAGATGTCGTTGATAAACAAGACGCCACTTCCAGTTTCAATTCCAGTTGTATTTGCTCCACCAACAGTAAGAGTGTATGAAGAGTTGATTCCAGTAAATGACTTAGAAATGTTATCAAAGATTTGGTTAGTAGAATAATCATCTCTCAGATATACTCTACCACTGAATGTAGATCTTGGCGTTGGAATATTGCTAAGGTCAACAGCATCAGTGCTATTACCTTGTGGAGGTTCTGTGAAATATGCTTTGTTGTTTACGATATTGAAGGACCCAAGATAAACTCTTGCAGTGCTACCATCTGTATGAGTAGTTGCTGAAGACCCAACAAACCCTCTGACAGTCTTAACAACATTGAATGATCCAGTGCCTGTGATAGGACCAACAGCAGTTGTGCCAAGACCAACAGAATCAACCTTGACATATTCATCATCAATCTTCAAGAGGTCGCCAGGAAGTATTGAAGATATGCCAGAGACTGCAAAATAAGTATTTCCGGCACCGATAGATCCACCATTGTTAAACAAGGTGCAAGTGTTTGGTGTGAATGCAATTGGACTTTGGACAACGCCATCAATCAGAATAATGGATTTCTCCATTCTCTTAGACATCTCAAGAGTGTGTGCGTTTCCACTTCCAGAAGAACTGAATGTTACTGCAGTGCCAGTGGTAGCATTTGCTCTTGAAGTTGCCAACTTAAATTGGTCACTATTAACTCTAATAGCATAAACTTCACTTGGAAGACTGCTAGCACCAGAGACCTGAATGTCACTGAAGGATTGACCACTGAATGAAGATGCAGATGCATAATTCAATTCTTCGCCTGTGCTGAAGAAGTGGTCTTTGATTGTAAAAACTCCAGTGCCAAGATTTAAAATATCAGTGTCTGATGGATTGAATGTCTTCTGGAAGATTGGTGTGCCTGAAGTATTGAGGTCAAAGTCTAACTTATTAACTCTGTTTCCATTTCTTCCATTATATGCAGAAACTATGATAGATTCTGATATTGTGCCATAAGTCAAATCTAATGGGATATTGATTAAGTCTCTTTCAGTCTGAATTATTTCACTGTAGGTTTGAATATTAACAGTGTCAGTTACTGAAGCATCTGGATAGAATTTGACTATAACATTGGACCCACTGATTTCAGACCCAAAGGTGCCAATACCAGTTACACTATCATCGGACAGGAATGGATATTGAGTGATGTAAGTGTCAGTATCATCATGAATCGTCAGCAACTGATGAAGTGAAGTTGTATTACCATATCCAATTCTTGCAATAGTTTTGATAGAAGTAACATCACTCTTAGAAACTGAAAGTATAGTGGAAATGCCAGATGCATTGATAAAGGCACTTTCCAGTCTTGCAGTATTCTCAGACCCATCTGGTTGACCACTGCTCTTAAATCTGTAAGTGCCAATACCAGATGCTGTGGTGCCGAATCCAACAATTCTAGTCCTGACGAAGACATCATTAGAATCTGTATTATTGTAATTGATAGAAATTACACCAGAGTTTATGTTAGAACTGAATGACCCAATAAATCTTCCTGTGATTTCCTTATTGGAATCATTGTCGAAGTAGTATTCAGAAACATAAGTATCTGTATCATTATGACTTACATAGAGCTCAACATAGTTGATTTCATCAGTAGTTCTATTCTCAACTTCAGCATTGATAAAGAATGCTTTAGTTGCTCCAGTATCTGCACTGAAGATAGTTTCTGTGGTTGCACTTCCGACAGAAATGTTTCTTCCTGTAAGATTGATGAATCCAATTGACTGACTACCAATTCCTGCGAGACCACTAGAGAAATTATTCTTCAGGACCTTGATATCATAGTCTGATTCAAACTTCTCATCAGGAATAAATCTAAGTGAAAGCTCATCGGAGTCATTGATAAATCCAGTCAATTCACCGACTTCGTTAGTGGTGCTGTATACTGAGCCCTTCTCAACGGTAACAATATCACCAGATGGTGAAGGAAGTGTAATCACTTCTGTGGTTTGTCTTTCATCATTATCTGGATTTACAATCTGCACCAGGAATCTGTTGTATCCATCATTGATACTGTAGTCAACAATATCACTATACAATTCAGTTTCTCCCTGGTTGCTGGAGAATTGTGTATTGATGTTGTCAATAGGAAGGACCCTGTTGCTTACACACTCGATGTAATCAGACAGTTTCTTATTCTGTAACTTCAGGAATTTGGACTTAGTTGGTGAGAAAGATTGAGTGTCAATGTCAATAGCAAGGTCATAATTCTTGATTGTATCAACTCTCTCCTCAGAGATGATATCCAACAGTGCCAAACTTGAAGATGAGATACTTGTGCCAGCAGCAACAGTAGACTTGCTAGAAACCTCAGTATCTGCAAAATTCTTAAGACCACTAGTATGCAGTAAACGATTTACTGGATTTACAAGGTCTTCATATTCAATAGGACTCTTAATGCTATAAGAAAGATTCTGATAGTAATCATTATCTGGAGTTACCTGATAATCAAGGTTAGTCTTACCGATATCATCAGACCAACCCATATCTTTTCTCAAAGAATAATCGAGTCTGAAGAATGCTCTATTGTTGTCAAGAGATTCTATAGTGGCAATAGTGCCAGAATCTCTACCCAGAATTACTTCGGATGCACTTAACTCATAAGTTCCATAGACCTTGATGCTGTCACTGAGATTTTCAGTAACAACCAAATCTCTTTCAACATAAGTTGATCCGTCTAAGGTAAAGATTTTCTCTCCAACAATGAAGTTGAGAGTTTCTTGAGTTACAGTGAATGTTGGATAATCAGACTGTTTGATGATAGTTGCATAACTGTTTTGTGCTGTAACAGCAACACCTGCATTTGTTGTATATGGTGAAATATCAACAGTTACTTTGGCGGGGTTTGAATTTGTGTAAGCAGTTACATTGAAGAATCTATATTCATGGTCTGCAGAGTTGAATCCATCACCAGAAGTGCCAAACTTTCTAATATTCTCTAAGAATACTTTATCACCAACAGAGAATGCATCTGTAGAGAATCCAGAGATAGGAGTTACCAAAGTGCAAGTTAAAATACCAGAAGTTGAAGATGAGCAAGTTGAAATTGCAACACCGTTACTGTTATTCAGAGCATAAACTTTATTGACTGTATCAGAAAGACCTCGTGGGACCTCAACAACTTCAACTTCAGCAATAGATGAGCCTTGCATCTTTGCTTCTAAGATGCCATTGTCATATGCCAGACCAGTCAGTGGATTTACAACAACCAAGTCTGGTGCAGATGTATACTTGGCACCCCCAAAACTAACACTAACATCTGTGATTGTATTTCTGTCAACCAGATTGACAATCGGTGAAACAAATGCCTCTGGACTTAAAGTCTTATCTGCAGAGAAATCAAATCCTTGGTCTTCAATTGTTACTTCATTGATTCTACCGATGTTGGCAGATTCGGGAATAATATCTGCACTCTCACCCGTGCTGGAAGCAATGCTTACAAACTTAGGAAGTTTCTTATAATTTAGACCCTTAGATGTGATTCTCATAGAATCAACGCCACCCTTCTCATTCGTAGAAGTAGTAGAATACTTCAATACTTCAGTATTGCTTTGGGTATATGAAAGTCTTTCAGGATTCTTTCTCAGAGAAATTGTGAATGTGGTGCTTCCAATTCCAGTTACGGCGTATGTGCCGTTGTAATCACTATCAACAAATAAGATTTCTGAAGAATTTGCTACATTCTTATCAGATGTGCTAATGTATCCAGACTTCTCTAAAGCGTAGTAGACTTTGGTTGGGAGTGTAGCGCCATAATTCAGAGTTACTGATGCATTAGTTGAAACGCCTACCGTCCCAACTCCAATAACATTGAATGTTGTCGATGACCCAACAGAAACTAATTCGTTGTAGAAATCTTTATCTTCAAAGAGTTTGAAGTTGTATCCACTGAGAGAAGAATCAGTTACATCAAATACCAGATTATTGTTTCTGATATTCTTGATTTGTGGATTAATCTTGGAGATTTCATGACCAGCACCTCCAGTAGAAGCAAAACTTACTACCGATGGTGGTGAAGAAAGTGCATTGTAATATGTGCTTGAAAGATTGATGGTGTCATCATCAATTCTGTAAACATAATATGATCCAGTTTCCAGACCAGAGATGACTTCATCAGAAGAATCATAGAATACTTTATCGCCAGTCAAAAGACCGTGAGAAGATATTGTTAACTCATTAGTAGTTGTGCTAACTCCAGTTGAAGTAAATCCGATAGGATTAATCAGTAGTTTGTTGTTGGCAGAATTATACTTAACAATAATTGCTGTAGAGGTGCCAATTCCTACTGATTGATTTGGTTTTACAGTAAGAGTGACGCTATCGTTAACTGCAAGTGAATGAGACTCTGATAATGTTATGGTAGACTCAACTTTTTCTACCTTTGTAGTTACCTGTGTAAAGTTGGATTCAAGCGAATATTGATAATCAGTATCATCACCATTAGCGGTAAATGATCTGAAATATAATCCATCAGTGCTTGTCGTCAGTCCAACCTCAGTCGTCAGACCGATGTAGTCTTTAGACTTATTGATTACATACAATGTTTGGGAATTGCCAGATGGAATATTGAAAGTTCCACTGCTTTCTGTATTTGAAGCAGAAACAGCGTTAGCACCACTCAGTTTTTCAAAGACAACTGGTTGAGAAGTCTTGAATGGGTGGTTTGGTAAGTAGATACTTTGAGTTGGGACTGAAATGGTTTTGGTAATATCACCAATTTCGTAACTCTTAGAAACTGAAATACCAGTCGTTGCTCCAACACCAACAGATTGTGATGGATTGAAGTATACTTTATCGTTTAACTTAGAATCAAAGTATGATGTCTTAACTGAAAGAGAAAGTTTGCCAGTTAAAACAGATGCTTCTGTGGATGCAGTATGTGCAGTGCCTGTAACACCTCTGAGTGCTCTTACAACCTTATTCTCTGGGAAGATGTTAAGGACAGACATCTTCTCAGTTCCAATAGCAACTGTAGACCCGATAGAGAGGGATACGGGAATTCTTGAGAAATAGATGTCAGTAACAACACCCGCAGTAGCATTGGTTGGGACTTGCTTTATGAGATAAGTTTTCTCTGAAGTTACACCAACGATGTGTGATTTGGTCAATCCAGCAACAAAGGTTGAAAGACCAGAAACAATAACACTGTTTCCATCACCAACAACATTGACCTTATCAATGTGCAGAGAAACTGAGTTGGAATCCTCCCAGATTACCTTTGCATCTTGATATGTGTTTACTGTTGTGTTTAAGTTGGTAACAGTTTTACCTTTGATGCTCTTGACATCTGCAGACAAACCACCACCACTAGTGCCAGTGTTGTCAAATGATGCAACATCTCCGACAGCATATCCAGAACCAGCAAGATTGACGGTCAGTTTATTAACTTCACCCTTGGTTACAGAATCAATGTTTGCTCTCTGGACTAAAATTTCATTAGACTCTGAGATAAAGTCATTGTCGGAATATCTATCGCCAACTTTATATGGGAAAGTATTTCTGACAAGACTTGAAGAATTGAAATCAAAGTCTTGATTTACATTCTGCGAAACAAAGAGTGATTTATAAGAATTTCCTACAAAGTATGGAAAAGTTGATTCGAAAGTTGTAGAGGATATTGTTGCAAAATATGCATAGACGCCATTTGGAAACTCTGGAGTCTTACAATATCTACCATTATACTGGTCAAGGTCGCCAGAATTATCAAATTTGTAATCTTCAACGAAGAAACCTGATGCAAAACCAGATGGTCTGTCAGTTACATTGGAAGTTGATTTTGTATATCCACTTACCAATACTTTAACTGAAGAGTTTGCATCTGTTGCATCACTGTAACCATAAGACCCATAGATTGGATTTCCATCATATGCCCAACCAATGATTGGTGAGTGTTGAGACCCAGTGTCGGAGAATTGGTTGCCGATAGATGTTGTATAACCAACAACACCATACTCAAGACCTTGAAGATTCTTTGGATTGTCTAATAATACCTCACTACCAAATCTAACTTCATTGTTTATGCTTAATTCTCTTACAGTTGCTTCAGCAAAAGCATTCAAACCTCTTGAAGTTGCAGAGATTGTGGTATTGGCATCATATCCAATTCCACCATTGATTACTACAACCTGAGTAACTTCGCCATTAGTGACAACTGCTCTCAACTTAGCACCAACACCAGCACCGTTGACGGTCAATTCTGGAGCAGAAGTATACTCACTTCCAGAGTTTGTTACTTGGACAGATGAAACTTTACCACCAGAAACAATTGCCTTCAACTCAACTTCTTTACCAGTCTTGATTGTTATGCTTGGTTTCTTATGGAAGTTGAGGACGTTTGACCCATACCCAGTGCCCTTTTCATAGAGATAGAGGTTTGTGATTTCTCCAGTAACGATTGGGGTTGCAGTTATGATTCCTGAGACACCATCATATTCTGCACTGATGTTGAGTTGAATATCAGGATACCTGAAGTTATGATATCCAGTACCAGTGCCAGTAATATTAACATAATCGCCACTTACATAGTTTGATGTAATGGTTGCACCTACACCAGCAGAAGCAAGTCTAAATCTATCATCACTTTGCTTGATGATGTAGTAACTGAGCGTAGTTGAAAGACCTGTAATTACAGTGCCAGTCGTTGTGTAATTTACAATGTCTCCATCAGCAAATCCATGATTCTCAAAGAAAATATTGTCTTCTACTGTGGAAACGTTTTCTGGTTTGATGATAAGTTTCTTATTCTCATAACCACTTCCAGGATTAATAACCTTGATTGACCTGAGAGTATTCTTGCCTTCAAGAGTTCTAAACTTGTGAATACCCTGGGTATTTGATGTGGTAAATCCTACTGTATTAATACCAGCATTGTAATCAGTCAATGTTGGATACAGTTTAACTGTGGTGCTATTAACTACCTGAGTGTAGTAGACAGACCCGCTATTCAATACAGTGCCAGTATCTGCATTACTGCCACCAAAAGTCCCTACACCAACAGCATTGTTTCCATTTCTATTGTAAACAATTGCATCTCCATCAGAAAACTTATGCTGTGTTGAGAATGTAAGTGTATCTGCAGTAATATCAATACCACCACCATCTGTAGATACTCTAGAATCAAATTCTACTTCACGGAATCTCTTCTCTAAGACTGGCTCTAAGATTGCACCGCTACCATTTCCACCAGTCAAAGTTACTGATGTAATCTTCTTGATATCAAAATCTTGTGGGTCAACGATTACTTCTTTCAGACTACCCTTCAAGGTTGGTCTTACAAGAGCAGTTGTGCCCGACCCAGCAGATACCACCACATCTGGTGGATTGATAACATCATAACCACTACCACTATTATATAATGTAATCTTATCTAATGGACCATAGTAAATTTTATCTTCTGATTTGTAGTTGATAATTTCAACACCATTGACAAGCATTCCTGTAGAACCAGAAATAGTTGCTTCATTTTTACCCAGTTTAATGTTCTTCTCAAATGGGAATTTCTTCAGGACTTTCTGAGGTTTGATGACCTCATCTTTCTGAGATGCTAATACAAAAGTGTGAGACCCAGTTGAGCTTGATGAAGTGAATTCTACAGGATTGTCAGTTACAATCAGAGACCTGGACAGATACAGTTTGATTTGATTGTCGGGAGACAATACTTTGACATAGTAGTTGCCCTCTGGCATACCAGTCAGTGCTGTGCTACTAGCACTGTAGTAAACCTCATCACCAGTTATGAAAGGCACACTGTCAGTGAAGGAAATAATCGAATACTTCTCAGTCGTGCTGTTATATCCTTTCAGTGTTGTGGAGTTTGCTGAAGATATAGTAGACTTCTTGATAGTCTTTGTTATCTCATATGATGGCAGTGAGTTTGATGCAACATAGAAATACTCATCATTCTCATTATAAAGATTCTGCACATCGCTAACGATAGCATCGTTACTGTAAAGAACTGGAGTGCCAGTGCTATTTGCAGTCCTTAATTTTCTTCTGATTGAATATTCAAGTGTTGAATCGTATGTAAATCCAATCAAGTTATCTAAAGTAACTTGATTGCCAGATATTGAAGCAACAGTTGCATCTGGATGGTCAACATTCTCAGTAGACCCTAACAGAATGTCTACAGTGTCACCGACTTTCAAACTTGACTTGTCAATATCCGACTTCAGAACGAAGTTAGACCCACTAATACTATCAACTTGATATCTGCTGCTAGTATTGTAAATCCAAGAGTTTGCAAATAATTGTTTGTATGTCTTGTCACTCTCTGGATTTGTAATCTTTTCACCTACATTCTTGACATAGATTTTCTGCCCTTCAGTAGATAATTTGATGTCGCTGACTGTTTCAAACTTAGAAAGGACGCCAGTAATACGAAGCTCTACCTTCTTAGTAATATCACCATCTTCATATCCAATGAATACCTCATTAGTGCGAATTTCATCAGCAACTGAAATAGCACTATTAATGCCACTACAACCTAAGAATTGATTTACAGTCTTAGATGTGTAAGTGATTGTATTATCACCAGAAATCAGTGTGCCAGAGGCAGGAAAACCAATAGTGGTATCAACAATAATTGAAGATGCACCTACACTTACAGCATTGATTGCTTTTGTTTTTGGTTGAATATTGAAAGTACCTTCAATAAGGTCTCTGTCATCATATCCAACAAACAGTCCAAGTTTGAAATATGTAACAGTGCCGCCTCTTGTAAAGACTTCTACCTCAGAAACTGATGCTTGCGTCTCAGAATCAGATGACTTTCTGATAGTCTGACCAATCAGTTTGCTAGGATCGCCAGAAATTCTTTCAACAACAATTACTTCTCTCCTCAAAAACTGAGATGAGGATGGTTTCAGAAGACGGTCTTCTAAGTCAATAACAGTTGGAGTTACTCCATACAGGACTCTAAACAGAATTTTGAAGGATTCTTCAGTACCTTTCGATTCGTAAAGCGACCTTGCTTCCTTGATAAAGTTATTGACATTCAGATTTGATACAAAATCTACATCTTCAAGACCTGGAGTAAAAGTATACTTGAGTTTCTTGTAGAATTCTTTCAGAAACTCTGAGCTTAAATTCTTTACGGTAGCACCAGATGTGTGTGCTGCCTGGTCAGTTTCTTTAAAAACTAATTCTTCTGGATTTAATTCTGAGCGATAAGAGGTAATACCACTAAAACCTCTTACACAACCAGTGAAAGAGTTTGTCGTGATACCAGTATAAGTGAAAATTTCATTATCAATCTGGAATAGACCATACTGAGCAGGAAATCCTTTGGTGGAATTAACCTGTACAGTATCTCCCGATGCAGTAATATTGGAAGACAGAGTGGTAGTGCCAGTGATAACCTCTGGTGTAAGGTTGTCAATCTTCAGATATTGGTCTAAGTTATTAGCAAGGTCTGCTGGAGCACCTTGATATTCCTGAGAGATATAATATTGCTTTAGAAAATCTACTGCCTTAGGACTTTCGGAACGTAAAAACTCTGGTAATTGGTTCTCAATAATTTGCTGAACTTTTACCCTCGTCTCAAATCCAGTTTTTATCATCTTATACCCTCTTTAGTTCTCCGTTTAAGTAGCTAGAAGTCGTCTTATATCCGACACCGGATATCTGTTCGCCAGAAGTAATAGTATCCTTAATCATATTTATCTTGCTATCCGCAACTGAGAAGCTAAGATAAAGGTCTTTTAGACCAATGACATCATTCGATTCTGGATATGCCTGAATCTCAATAATATTGTTTGCTGCCGTTGTAGAAGTAATATTTAAGGTGTTGAGAATAATCTCACCTTTGGCATAATCAACCGTGCCAGCAGACTTAACTTCTACGATGTAAGCACCACCTGTAGTAGATTCTTTGACGATTGACATCACACCCTTGCTACCAGTAGCGTCTGGGACATCAGTGAAGTAGAATGTGCCAGTTCTTCCTGCAAGAGTGAAACCTGTGCTCTTGATGTTGTATCCTTCTTTATCGTAGTGGAAGGCATTACCAAAGCACAACTCATACTGAGCAGACTGATTAATCAGTGCTTTTAGGTTTCTTCTGATGATAACTCTAGTAATATTAGACGTGATAGAATTATCAACGTTATCAATCGTCTGACACAACTTACTATACTTAAATCTACCACCAAACTTATTGATGTTTGATGTGGCAAATGTATTCAGAGTGCTTGTGACACTAGTCTTTAGACCATTTACATTACTAACCTGAGAGGGATTGTAGTAAACTGCTGAATCAACTTCAACATAAAGCACTTTCAGGTCAATGATTTGCTGGTTGATACCAGACAATGAGTAATTCTTCAGTTTGGACAGAATGGTTTGCTTATCAAAATCGGAAACATAGTCACCATTCTTTGGTTTGATGCTGATGATGACATTAC